TGTTCTTCTAATTTTTTGCGTTGTTTTGGTGTTAATCTCATTTTTTCTTACTTTTTGTCTTAGTTTTCTTCTTTTTACCTTTTTTTACGCTGGCTATGTAGCCTTGACACCTTTTCATTGCAGCAGATTTAGACATTTAAGTTTTCCTCCTGCGTTTTTTGGTGGTTTTACGCTTATGTTGATATTGTATCTTCTTACTGCTGGTTTTTTCACGTTTAAATTTAGTTTTCTCACTTTTTGACATCTCCCCTACAGTCTTAGGTGTCTTACTTGAGACACGCTTCTTTGGTCTACACGCTGGATATGCTCTCTTTTCTCCCTTTGTACGGCCACATGGTTTACCTGTTTTTATATCTACCCAGTTCTCTTTAAACCAACGGGTCAGTCCACCACTACTTTTTGCCACGTTTTGCTCCTGTACGATAAGTACCGCCACGTTTTTTGTACTCTCGTACAAGCCATGCGTTAGCATAAGCACTCGGATAGACCTTGAACTTACGCTTTGCTTCGGATTTTACTCTTGAATATAGTGCTTTATTAACAGGAATGTTTGCCACGCTTCTTGCCTCCCTTCTTTTTCTTCTTCTTTTTCATCCCAGTATGGTAAGGCATAGTAAGAATTAGGTAGTTCTTAATATATTCTAAACGAAGTTTGACCTAGTGTCTCTGGTTTTGCGAGATTGAATTGTTGGAGGCAAAGGTAGCCGAAAGCGTCAAATGCGTGGTCAACCCCAAGGTTTTTGTTTGGCATACCTGTGTTTGGAGCGTAAGTTAAAGTTCTGAGTGATTTTATTAATTCTTTACAGCGTGGGTGGATTAAAGTTCGTCTTTCTCCTGCTGCATCAAATAGTGCAGTGTTTACGGATGTTACTTTGTCTCGTATTTTCCAGGGGGCTCTGGGAGATGACACAGTAAATCCGCTTCTGCGTAGGATAGTGTGGTCCGTTGAACCTACTCCTGATGTTTTTCTAGCAGCACCCGTGGGGTCAGGGCAAGCTATTACTCTACGCTCTATTCCATATCTAGTGGTTACTTCTTCTGCGAAATCCCAGGTTGTTGCCCCACCCGTCATAATTATTTCGTCAAAGACGTAAAGATTGTCTCTGTGTCGGACTGCACAGATTCCGCAAAGTGGGTCTACGTTGAAATCGACTCCTAGTAAAAGTGGAGCGATGCTTATGTCCTCTGCTTCGGTAGAAATGTTGGAATCTGAAAATGAGACTGCAACAAGACCAGTGAGATTCTCGAAGCTTGCCTCGAACTCCTGTCTGAAAGTTCTTATGTCCAGTTGGGCTTTTGCTGCTTCGATTTCTTCTGATGGTACGTTACCCCCTTCGATGGTGGTAAAGCTCCAGCGTTTCCAATCACCCGATGTATCTTCTGGAACGTAGCACCATAAGTCGTAGAACCAGGATGCTGTGCCATCTGGTGTGGATATGAAGAGTGCCCAACCTTGTTTATCTGCGAGGGCTGGTCTGATAACTTGGAACCAGACATCGGAATCCATGAAGGCTGCTTCGTCAAGTACTACTCCAGCGAGACTTCGGCCTCGAAGGGTCATAGCATTTTCTGTTCCTTTTAGTTCAATTAGCGATCCATTGATTAGTTCAATTTTTAGGTCGGTTTCGTTTTTGGATTGTATCCATTGGGGTGGTACGAGTTTCTTTATTTCTTTCCAGGCTATGTCTTTTGCCATGCGGTAGGTGGGGGCACAGTAGAAATATGTTTCGCCTGGGCGGTTTATTGCTGCTTTCAGTAGTTCGATGCAGGATAAGTAGGATTTTCCGAATCTTCTGCCAGCTACCAGGACTCTAAATCTTTGTTCTGCGTTGAACACCTCCCCCTGGGCCCATCGAAGTGTAAGATTTTCGGCTGTTTTTGTACTCATGTAGTAGAGATTAGCTTAAATTTTGACAAATTTCCGTGTTTTACTCGACTAAACACTAGATTTAGGGTTATCATTCAGTATAAATAGTATTTTAGTCCGTGGCTGATTCTGTTCTTCGTAATACAAATGGTCAATTTAGTTCTCCAGAGGCATTAAGAGATGGGAGAGTGTGTGGGAAAAGACAACCTGACGCAGTAATAGAAGCAAGAAGGCAAAGATTGTACTCAAAGCAGTTGACAGGTAAAACTACCAGACAGTTAGTGCATGAACATTCATCTAGAGAGGGCATAGGGATAGATACAGCCTGGAGCGATTGGAAAAAGGTGAAGCAATGGAACGATGAAGATTGGGAACAGGATAGAGAGAAGATGGTGTCACGACTCCAGGGGATGAGAATGAGGTTGTTTGACCAGGCTGTAAGGAAAGGACAGCTTCAAACTGCTGCTCAGATACTAGATTCACTTGGTAAAGTACTAGGGGAGAGTGTAGAGAACATCAATATTAACGCTCCACAGCTATCTATTAGCGTTGAAGACAAGAAAAAGTAGTTGACATTAGTGTAATATTGTAGTATTATTATATTGTAGTATTTTAGAGCTTATCACTAGATTTATCAGTAGGTTCAGGACCTATTGTATAGAATCAACAGTGTTTGCTATATAACCCTATACTCAAAAAAAAAAAAAAAAAAAAAAAAAAAAAAAAAAAAAAAAAAAAAAAAAAAAAATCCTACAAAAAAAAATCCCTAGACTAGATAGCCTAGAGAATTTGGGCAGATAGTGGAGCTACTCCAGATCTAATTTAACTTGTAACAGATATCAGCACTGGAATAGATTTCCATACATTTTTTAAAAGTTTCTTGATTTGTGATACTAGCTAGAATAAAACTGCTAATAAATAAAACCAGAGCAAATCGGACGTAATTTAATTTTGGTCTGGTAGCTAATTTGTAGGAGCTGCTGTAATTGTTGGATGATTTCATTTTATAAGGTAGCAATGGGAAAGAGAATAAAAAGGAATTAAGAATAGAGAATGTCTAAAGCTTTATTTTGTGCAGTAGTAATATCTAAATCAGATAAATTTACGGATTCAGATTCTACAATAGATTTAGCTTTATCGTATTTTCTATCTATATCGGTAGTAATGCAGATAATAATTCCAATTACAATTTTATGTAATTTTTCGGGAACATCATTTTTAATCATTACTTCTTTTGATTTTTCGTTAATAACGTAATTGTTCATTGTTTTAATTCCTGAAGTAGTTTTATTTGCTAAAGAAGTAAGTAGATCCATTTGCTTCTATTTCTTCAAAATCGGATCTAAGATCATGCCATACATTTTCATAATCAATATTAGAAACTATTAGATCTGGAATAGAATCTAAATCAATAGTTGACTCTATATAGTGTTCAGAGAATTCTTTTGTACTGTCAAATTCTCCATAATAATAATCTGATAATTCACCATACATATCAGAAGACATAGTGCCTTCATCAACAGTGTTTCTTAAATCACTTTTTAAAACATTCATTTTTATCAATTCAGATTTTTGTTTATTTACTGTATCAAAGTAATCATTTAAGGCTGTACTAACAAAACCCCTTTCATCAAAATCTTTTCTGTTAAAAAATTGATTAAATTTATTATAGTTATTATTTGTTTTTAATTTTCCTGTTTGATATAAATTTCTAGACTCACTAAGAGTATTGTCTAAATAAGTCATAGCTTTATTAACTTCAGTAACTTTATTTACATCACCTGCAAATGCCGCTTTATTAAAAGTCATAGTGCCATCCATACCAAGAATAAACATCTGGTCAAATTCTGGATAATATCTTTCAATAGCAGAAGCTGTTGCTTTTGAAAAATTAGTCTCACTGTATCCTTGAATACCTCTTTCTCCAAATGTAGGTGCAGTACCTAAAGTATTTATATCAATTATATTTTCAGCAGATGCAGATTCTTTTTCTACTGAAGTGTCTGGGCCTGTTTCTGTAATTGTACCTTCTGCAGGCACGTTAGGATTTTTTGACTGCTGTTTTGCACCTGTAAATAAATCAAATGTAAAATCACCTATACCATTATCTTTTAATATATTTCCAATTGTTCCATAAGATTGATTTATTCTATTTTGATAAGTGTTTGTTGGAGCTGTATAATCTTTATATGAAGTAGAAAATTCTTGCCATTCTGGTTGTTGATACCAAGGTTCTGAACCTTCTGGTAATCCTGCACCATACATATTATTTGAGTTTGTTAAAACAGAATTTAAATCTTGAGCACCACTAAATAAACCATCTTGTCTCATTCTTTCTACAACAGCAAGGCCACCATCTCCAAATTTACCTATAGCCCAATTTTTAGCTTCATCATAAATATTAGATTCTCTTGTAGCATTTGCAATTACATTAGCTTCTATTGTTAATAAATTATTAACAAGACCATCTGTAATATTAGCATATCTTTTATCTTTTTCTTCTTGTAAACGGGCCGCTTCTTTTCTTTCATCTATTTCACCCTCTAAAAATCCACCTGCTACTTTACCAATAGGTGAACTTGCTAGAGAATTTACAATACTCATTAAACCCATATTACTCTCCTGTTGCTTCTATTTTAGACATTAATCCCATAGTTTCTGGTAATTGTTTAATATCTTCTTTTATTTCTTTTACAGCTTCTTTAGTTTTTTTATTTTTAGATGCTATAAGTTTACCATAATCATTTCTAAATTCTGAATTAGAAGTATCACTTGAAAGAACTTTAATATTTTTTATTTTTGCTTTTACCCCTATTGCAAGAATTTGATTAAATATAATTTCTGCTAACAATAAAGCTAAATCAACGTTCCATTTACCATCAACAAAACCAGTAAATAAAATACCTCTTGTTAATCCTTCTACAGAAGCTCCACTTTTTAATATTAATAAAGTTTGTTCTAATTTATTTTCTTCATGCAAATTATCCCACACATACTCTGCCGCTTTATTTAAATCAGTAAATTGTGGAGAATGTTCCCAAGGATAATTACCGGGTGTGTCTGTTAATGATTGACCGGGTATCGGTGCATCAAATGGATTACTTGTATTCTGTGTGATTTCTGGAGTTGTCATTCTACCTTCCTATGATATATATGTATTCATACGTTGTTTCCATTGATAGGAAATTACTTCTGGGTCTGCTGTTTTTATAGCACCGGGAAAACCTATAACGCCACCTTTAGATGCACCACCAATAGTCATTTTGTATGGGTCAAAATTTACACTTGCAGTTTCATAAGGTGAAGTAAAATCATCATCACCACCAAAAATAGCATCTGTTCCTTTTTTAATTGCTTCTTTTTTTGCAAGCCCCAAT